AGGGTAGCTCCAGCTAGTTTTTCTTCCCATGTGCTTCCATTTTGCGCGGCCAGAATTGTTTGCCGCATCTCTTCCTGAGAATCCACATATTTTCCCCGCGTCGTTGTATATTGGAAAAACATATCTGTTGTTCATGGCTCCAGTGGTCGCCAAGCCGCATTTATAAAATTTTAGTGTTTCGTCGCTAATGCCTTTCGAGTTATAAAATTTATAATGAGGCAAGAGCCTGTCTAGCGATTCTTCTGGATAAGTTTCCTCCATTTGTATCTTCGAGCTAGTGTTATTATATTTAAAACTGACAGATTTTTCAGTATTAATATACTGGTTAACTATTTTTGGGTCTTTCGTTCCGAGGGTCTTCTGTACTAGCGCGGCGAGTGGCATGCTTTTATTTCCATCTACATAGTCCGTCCAGACTCCTGTATTCTTATATATCTTTAACGCCGTTGGGTTATCTCCGCCTCGATAAAGCGCGCTGGTGCGCCATGCATCGCCAAAGTCTGAAAGTCGGTATCCTAATTTTTCTAGAACTGATTTTATGTCTGTATTAGTTTCCATCTTCAATAATTTCAGGGTTTTGGTCTAAATATCTAACTAAGTCTCGAAGGTCTCCCTTTTCGGTTATGTGAAAATTATTAAAATCAAGATGAACATAGTTTTGCTGCAAAGACCCGTTTGGCATTCTTACTGGGTTCAACGCTCCGTTAACGTCTTGTCCGAGGTGTCTGTATTTCACGCACTTAAGCTTGTGTGTCCCGAAGTTAGGCTCTTCCTCCATTTCGTCTTCGGTTTTTTTGCGAAGAATAAAAGCGTGAGACGAAAATTGAACTATTCGATCTGATAGCGAGAAAATGGATTCGTCATCAATTATGTTCTCTGCGCGGCGGTTATTTACGATGCCTTGTCGGTTGCTTTGAACGCTTGTAATCATTGAGACCACAGGCTCTCCGTCAAACTTAATATCCTTGTGGATACAATCTTTAAACCTTTGCACCATGCTTCCTACGAGCTCCCATTCTGACCTATTCTTATCATTTGTTTCTGATGTAGTTTTAATGTAGTCAAAAGAAAAAATCATCTCTTTTCCTCTTCCTACTTCCGAGAAATAAAATCTTTTCAACAAGTTAATCATGTCTCCAGAGCTCATGCCTGCAACATTGTAGTAAAAGAATTTCATTTTTTTAATTTTTTCCCAAACCGATCGAACTCTTTTAACAATATCGTCTCCAGCCTGACGCCATAATCCAGTCTCGAGAAGATGTACTGGGATTTTTGACAAAGCGGCACACTGTCTAACGATTAATTCTTCTTTGCTCATTTCTCCGTTGTCAAAGTGTAAAACTGGCACTCCGTATTCGGCGCTAATTTTTGTTGAAAAATCCATACAAAATTGAGTTTTCCCAACTCCAGCTCGAGCGCAAATAACAGTAATGTTTCCAGGCCTTAACAAAGAGCCGTATAGTTCGTTGACTCGCTTATATGGCCCCATCATTCCAAATTCTGTTATAGGGTTTTCACCCCTAAACTCAATCAATTCTTTCATCTCGTCGAAGATGTTTTCTGGCTTTCTGTCTCCAACGTCGTATAAATTTATTTGACCATTGTAAAGCTTGTCCGCTTTAGCTATGATGTCATTAAAGGACTCCGAGGAATCTAGTTTATACATTGCCTTTGAGATCTTTTCCCCGCAAGTAGAGAGTTGCCTCCTTATGCTTAGTTTTTTTAATTCCTTGGCGACATTTAATATAAAATTTTCGCTAATTTTAATTAGGCTTAATGAATTAATATAATCTCCAACGCTAATGTTGTCCTCGAAGGAAATGCCTAACGATAAAACTCTATGAGAAAGCGTAGCCTCGTTTACGGCTTCACCGTTTTCTATCGCTTGTATAAGCGTATTAAAAATAGTCTTATGGACAACTGATTCTTCTGAATAAAAATCATCAGAAGTTGTTAGGGAGGAAATGTCTGAGTATTTGTGAGGATATTTAATTAAACCAGCAAGCAACTGTTTCTCTAGCTCTAGTGAAAAAATCATAAAAATGATTATACCTTAAAACTATATGTTAGTCAAGGGTTAATCTTCGTTTTCTGAGTTGAGATTTTGGGCATCTTCAGACCTTTCCATTTCTGTTAAGTATCTCTCCAAGGCTTTGCGTAGTCCCATTTCTATTATTTGCGTTTCTGCTCGAGCATATACCATTGGCCTTCCGTCGTGTGCGACATAGGACAAGACGAATCCTCTGTTTTGTTCGCTTCCGCTTCCAGTTAATTCAAACATTTTATTCAAAAAGGATTCTGGCAACTGGAATAATGGGAGATTGTCTGGATCAATGTCTTGTGTATTCATACTAATATTTTACACTATTTACAGCGAGACGTCAAACTTTTTAAATAGCGACAGGTTTATAATGTCCCCGTCATAGATTTCTATTAATCGAATATCGTTTAATTCGCAAAATTTAAATTTCATTTCGTCTCTTTTAAGCTGTTCTAAATAATTGTTTTTATGTCCGCCGTGAAAAAAGCTATTATACCTTGTATGTTGAGACCCCTGGACTTCAACTGCTATTTTTTTATTAGCATTGTAAAAGTCAATACTTAATCTAGTGCCAGCAACGGGAAATTCCTCAAAGACCACATGATTCTGCCAGTATTTTTTTAAAAATTTTTTAACTTCTCGTTGGCGTTTACTTTTGCTTGGGGCGCCCCAGTCTATGATTCTTTTTTTAACGTTTTTTATGCGCTTTATGCCTCCATATATGGTCTTAAACTCCATTAAAAAGAAATATTGAACGATAGGGCTATTCTGTCCTCTTTACATAAATTAGGTTCCACGTAATGTAAAAGCCAAGATGGGAAAATAGCCATCATGCCTTCTTCTGGTTTAAATTTTGCTACATTGTCTAGCCATGGATTATGCGAGCTTCCTTTAGGAAAGGAATAGTTTGCCAAGTCTAAATACCCCAAATTTTCCTCATAAAATGGAGTGCTTACGCATTTTTCAAGCCTTGTGTCGTGGAAACAAATTTTACCAGACGCGGTTTCTTGGTCTTCCGTGGTCTCTGAGCTTACAGGAATTTTTACATAATACGCTCCAGAAAGATCGCTGGCTGGGTGTACGTGAGGGGGGTTGAATTCTTTTTCTTTGTTTACATTTCCCCAGAAACAAGCGATGCGAGGATTGCGGTTATTTTCCTTGAGCACTCCCATAAATTTAGCAATATCCATTGCTAATTCTTCTGCAATATCTAGAATTTCTCGCAAGGACTCGTCATACTGTAGCGTTGCTTCTGTGCCGCCGTATGTGTTTGCGCTTGAAAATAGGGGAATATCTTTACTAAATATGTTTTTAAGTAGCCTCTTGTTGATATCCTCAAAGCCTGCGATTTTCTGCGTCCAGACCGAGGTAATGAATAAATCATGTCTTTTGAGTTCACTCACTTTTTAATATATCTTGTTTAAACTCGTTTATTAAAGTCTCGGAAAGTTTTTTATTTTCTTCTAGTAGCGTGAGAAGTTTAGGTTCTCCTAAATTTAATCCACGCACCGCTTTTTTCGTAGTAGCCCCAAAGTTTCATCATGTCGATAAGCTCTCTTTCTACCCATATGGAATTGCCATCGGTTCTTCCGTATTTAATTGGGTATCTAACTTTTGCGCCTGTTTTTTCGTTTACGGTTTTCTTGAAGGCTATCTTGCACATGTGTCCTGTTGGGTTGCCTTTTTTTTCTGCTGTCTCAGCATTGGGATTTTCCCAAAAGATATCTGCGTTATATCTTTCTTCAAATTCTAGAATGTTGTTGGCATAATGCTTGATGGCATAGCCGCCTGCTTGCTTTGGCCTTGCTCCAGCCCTGCTGTACCCCGTGGGTATTTCAATGCGCACTTGGCTTGTTATGATTGCGATGTGCCCGTTCATTGCGATGGGAAGAGATTGTTTCTTAAGGAAAACAGAGGCAATCAAGCTGCCTCCCGCGACCTGATCTGCGTCTCCAAACGCTTTGTCGTAATCAGATTGGCGGCACATTCCGTCCATGCTGTCTATAATGAACATGTATTTGCGTTTTTCCTGGTTGTTCTGTACGAGATCGCGAATGAGATCGAAGACCTTTTCAAAAATATTACATGCAATAACGCACCACTTTCTTTCGTCCGTATCTACGCCAACCCTTTTAATCATGTCTTTTGGTAGTCTTCCTTCTGCCTTGAAATAAATGACCTTTCCCTTGTCTCCGAAGTGTTTTTGAAAGTGCCTTGCAAAGGCTAGTGCACAGCTGGTTTTGCCTCCTTCGTTTACGCCAGTAAGCCTATGAATTCCACAACCTAAGCCTCCGTCCATGGCTAGGTCTAAATTAAGGCTACCAGATGAGATTTTATAATCTTCTTCTTGTAGGTGGT